GATATGGTAGCCGCGGCTGTTGTCGCCACCGTGGGAGACAAGCCGGCCTGAGTCATGGCAGCAAGGTCGTCGAAACCCCTCTGAGCCTGCGACAGGTCGATTACCGGAGTAATCGTCGGGTTCAGGTCCACCATGTCGTTCGCCATCGCCACAGAATTCTCCAGCGCCTTGAGGAGAACCGCACCGGTGTCCTCTGTGGCCTTGATGAGATCGCTGTGGTGATCGATCATGCCGAACATCAGGCCCTCGATGATGCCGATACCCATCGCGTACGTGTAGTGCGAAGGCGAGAAGAACTTGATCGCCTTGCCCAGGGCGGATATGACCGACGAACCGATGCTGGCAGCCTTGCTGATGACTGCTCCGGCCTTGCTGGCCAGTCCGCCGGTCATACCGTCGATGATCGCTCCGGCAAGGTTCGCACCCGCAGCCTGCATGGCACCGCTGGATCCGCGGATCTGGCTCGCAAGGGTGTTGACGAAGTTGATGATCATGCGAATAGCGGCCGAAGTGATCCTGCCGGCCTGAGCACCCACGGCGTTGATGAACGCTATGACCACGTTTCCGCCGGCCTGGGCGATTCTCGGGATATTCCGTGCTATGCCGTTCAGGAATGCGACGATGATATCGCTGCCCTTCTGAACGAACTGAGGCATCCTTGCCGCTATCGCGGTCAACAACGCCATCACAAGCCGGATCATGGTATTCACGATCCTTGGCGTGTTGTTCGCGATCAGGTTCAGCATCGTCGTCAGGATCGCCTGGACAGCCTTCCCTACAAGCGGAACGACCTTGATGATCGCCTGCAGGATCGACGTCAAGATCGTCGTGAACGCCGCTGTGATAGCCGCCCCGCCCTTGCTGATAGCCTGGGCGAACATCACGATCCCTTGCCCGATCTTCTGCAGCGCAAACGGGATCAGGTTCAGGATGCTTGTCACGAACGAGACGATTGCCGCACCGGCCGTCAGGACTGCTACGCCGATTGCCGTGAGGCCTGCGCCTATCGCCACTATCCCCGCACCGAGGAGGAACATCCCCGCACCGAATAGGGCCATGGCGGCTGCCAGGCCGATCAGTACGAGTGTGACAGGTGCCAGGAGGTAGCCGGCAGCGCCAAATATGACGAACGCGCCAGCCAGGGCGACAAAGCCCTTGATGATCGTTCCCCAGCTGAGAGATCCCAGCGTTATCAGGACGGGTACCAGGATCATCAGGGCGGCAGATATGACGAGCAGAGCGGCCGCACCCGGCAGAGCTCCCGCCATTGCGATCATGGCGGCTGCAAGGATGACCAGTGCGCCGGCCAGGACGACCATGGACTTGCCGATAGCTCCCCAGGACATACCGCCCATGGAAGCCAGGGCCTTGGACAAGATCGTCAGGGCGACAGACACCACCAGAAGCCCGGCTGCCGCTACCAGCATGTCAGGCATGAGCCGCATGGCAACAGCGATGATGATCAGCGCTCCGGCCAGCTCCAGGAGAGCCTTGCCGATAGCCGCCATCGGCTGAGAGCCCATGATCTTCAGGGCAATAGCCATCGCGTTCAGGGCGACTGCGATCAGGAGCAGCGAAGCCGCGGTCTCGATGATCTGCTTGCCGCCGAACTTGTTGAAGGCAGCCATCACCAGCAAGAGCGCAGCGATAGTGCCTACGCCCTTGGCAAGAGATCCGATGTTCATCCGCCCCAGGATCGCCACAGCACCCGCCAGGATGTTGATAGCAACGGCCATCAGGATCATCGCCGCAGCGGCAGATATAAGGCCTCTGGAGTTCGAGGACATCACCTTGACGGCTGCCACGAGGATGACCATCATCGCCGCGACTGTCACGATGCCCTTGGCAATCCCGTTCCAGTCAATAGTCGACAGGAGCTTCATGGCTCCGGCCAATATGACAATCGCGCCGGCCATCAGAACCATGCTTGCCGCGGCAGCTCCGACCCCGAATATGTTGATCCCGGTCGAGATCTTGCCGAGGATGTTCATCGCGAAGAGCAGCTGGCCGAACATGACGCCCAGGGCTGTCAGGGACTTGCTCAGGCCGCCAGGGTCAATCGTCGACAGCAGGAAGACCGATGCCGCCAGGACTCCGACAGCTATGGCGATCTTCTCAAGCGTGCCGGCCTTGATCTGGTCCTGCATGGCCTTAAGCGAATCAGTCAAGGTGGAGAATATCTTCTTGATCTGATCCATGAGTCCGAGGCCGCCACCGCCACCAGAGAAGAGACCGGTGATCTTCTTGATGAACCCGCGGACGGCAAGAAGGATCCCGCCGAGAAGCCCCTGGTTGATCAGATTCGCGACATTGCTCAGGTCTCCGCTTCGAAGGGCGTTGACCAGGGCATCCTTGATTCCGCCGAATGCCGCAGCGACCCTCTTGGCGAACGGTTTCAGTGCAAGTAGGGCTCTGCCGGCCGCACTTGCGAGGTTGTCTATGCCGCTTACCAGGAAGCTGAGTACCTTGACGGGAGCAGCCAGTACGTTTCCTAGCCCGCCGAAGAACTTCTCTAGCCCGCCGCCGTTCTCAAGGACGTGCCGGAACCCTGTGATGAGGCTGGCAATCTTGGCGACTAGGCCGAGAATTCCTCCGCCAACGCCGGTAGCCGCGGATATCAGCTTCCCGAAGACTGAGAATATGCCCTTGACGATGTCCACGCCGACCTTGATGGCGTCGAACAAACCCTTGAATATGGTCCTGATGTTGTTTAGCGTCGACGAGCTGATCTTGATCCGGCCCATGAACTGCTCAAACGACTTGGACATCTCCACAAGTCGCTGAGCCGTCATCGGCGGGAAGACTTCCCGGAACGCTTCCTTGACCGGCCTGAGAACCTGGCCGAGAAGACGCATGCCCGACGTGAGGCCGTTGAGCACCGCTGTACGGCCGCCCAGTTTGTTCCACATGCCAAGGAGCGTAGCCAGGTGGTTAATCGGCGAAACAAATGCCTTCGACAGGGAATTGGTAACACCGGTCCAGAGAGTGGTGGCCTGGTCCATGTTGCCAAATATGTTATGGAAGACATCAGCCCACGCAGATCCCACAGCTTCCTTGAGCGTGGAGAACATCTGCGACATGGTGCGGACCTTGGTGGCAGCATCCTGAGCGGCCTGAGCCTGCTTCATGATGGCCTTGGTCTGCTCGTCGGTGTAGCCCATAGCCTTGAGCTGCGCCGCACTCAGATCGCCTGTGAACGTGGCCAGCGTCTGGGTCATGATGTCGGAAGTAAGCCAGCCCTCTTGCAGGGAGTCCCTGAAGGAGCCGTTCTTCTTGATCATGGCGTCGACGTTGACACCGTGCACCTTGGCTGTCTGAATCAGAGCCTTCTGGAAGACCTTGCCGCCCATGCCGGCATTGACAACCGAGTTCCAGTCCATGAGCTTGACTGTGCCCGTGGCGATGGCCTGCGACAGCTGGTACATCGCTGTGCTGGCTTGCTCGGCGCTTGAGCCGGAGAGAGCCGCGAGGTTAGATATGCCCTTGATCGAGGACACCGACTTGTCCAGGGGCACGCCTGCGGCCGTGAAGAGGCCGATAGCGTGTGTCATGTCCTGGAAGTTGTAAATCGTCTTGTCGGCGTAGAGGTTCAGCTGCTGAAGAGCGCCCTCGATCTTCTTCATTCCCGCGGCACCCGACAAGCCGGTGTTCGCCTGGATAACCGCGATCGTGTTCAGGCTCGCTTCATACTCGTGCAAACCGTCTATGATCGGCGCGATCGTGAAACTCTTGACGAGGTTGCCGGCAGCCGATGCTACAGCTCCGCCGATTCGCATCAAAGCGCCAACGGCGATAGCGCTCATCGCATTGAACTTGGAGCTGATCTTGTCGACACCGTCAGCGATATGCGACAGGTCGACCTTCTTGCCAGCTGCATCGAGGTCAGAAAGACCCTTGGTGCCCTTGAGGTTGCCAAGGCTGGACTTGAGCTTGTCGAGAGCTCCGATGACCGAGGCTACGCCGTTCAGGAACGAAGCGCCCTTGAAGGTCATCTCGACGATTCTCTGATCGACGCTAGCCACGAGTCACCACCCCCCACACTGCATCAGCGATTGCCTTGAATATAGGAGCCATGGCCGGGTTGATATAGTCCTCACCCTGGACATATCCACCGGTACCAGTGCCATGACCATACTGGATGCCGGCAGCGACGTTGAAACCGCGGTTGACGTGCGTGTTGTTCCAGGTGATCTTCGGTCCGTCAGCCCGATGAACGATCGTGCAGTTCCACGAAGCCGAAGTCACACCGGTCCGAGCTGGAGTAGCAGCGGCAAGAGCGGATACACCAGCCCGGGCTCCTGAATCGATAGCCCTGTACTGCTCTCCGTTCGACATCGCCTTGAGCCACTTCTCGGTTTTGCCGGTATCCCCCCTGACGGTAATCTCGATCATGTGGCTCCTTAGGGAGAGACTTTCCTGACCCGCATAATGCTTGTGCCTAGCTGGCAGGACGTGCCGTTGGTCGCGGAGCCCCACTTGAACGCGAAGTTACCTCCGGTGGCGCCAGTGGTCAAGTATCCGCCAGCCTTCCACCCGTTGGTTACGGCGCCGGCCACGTTGGAACCGGTCGTCCAGGTGTAGGTATTGGTAATCTCGCCGGTGCCCGCTATGTTGCACGAGAGGCAGTAAAATCCGCCAGTACCGGAGGGACATGTGAACTGCCACGTCATCGCGGCTGTGCCGGCATAGGAGAGATCGAGGGATATATCGTACGTGCTGTTCGGATCCAGAGTCGTCTTTAGATCCGGATCGTCCAGCAACGTCGAGGAAGTACGGTTCGTCGAGGCCGTCTTGATAATCGCCTGTGCGAAGTGCGGATCCGCCTTAATATCCAACATCAGCTGCGCGATGGTCCGGTTCGCCCAGGCGCCGGCTTTACGCTGGAGAACATCGTTGTCGGCCGGAGTGAGCCCCTCGATCGTACTGATATCGGTGCCCAGATCAGCCAGAATCTGGGCCATCGTCCGGTTGGTCCAGACGCCGCCTCTGCTCTGGATCATGTCAAGATCAGCAGGAGCGAGGTTCGCAATCTCGGCCAGGCTCGGATCGACAGCGATGTTGCCTATGGGAAGCCTGGTGCCCTCCCGGGTTATGAGAACGATGGTTCCGTCGTCCTGGACCTCGCCGGTCTCGACAAGCGCGTTCGTAATCGCGTTGATAGCTTCCGCGGTCATCCCGACTACTGTGGCCATCGATCCTCCTTCTATTGCGAACTTACCTTGAACGTGCCGTCGGGGAATATGATCACAGTATCCGCGATGATCTGGAACGTCTCCGGACCGGTCATCGAAACCATGCTGTCGGGCCCTATGACCGTGAACGTGGTATCTTCGTTGTCGATGACTTGCATGAGGGCGTTGGTCTCGAACAAGTCGATGAGATCCATCGGATCCGGAAGCAACGGATCATTCTCATCGTTGCCGTAGATAACGTCCTCAAGGGCAGCTATGGCCTCTGGTTGAGTATCGTCGACCGTTATCACGAGGTGTGCGGTGGGTTTCCCCCCGGGGATATTTTCAGGTAGAGTTGTGAAAGGCCATTCGAAAGCAATCGGATTCGTTTTCTCTCCGATAGTCTCGTAATCGGCCTTGGTCGGAAGCGCCAGGACATTGTAGACGATGTGGATCTGCTGATCAGTCCTGTAACTGAACCCGAAAGCCCGCCTTGGCTGACCTGTCGCCGACCCGAAGATCCCGATGTACGGCTCAAGCTCATCCGGATAAGTAAACGCGGATATACTCCCAGAGAACGGTGCTGCTACGTTTCGCTCCCTGTACTTGACTCCGTCGAAATATCGAGGATCCTTCGTGGAGTCTGAGACCTCGGTGACGGATATGAGCCCGTTCCAGGCAACGCCAGGATCATCCCCGGGGAACAGGACTCCGTGACTGACCCCTGAGGTAAATATGCGATCCGAAGGGTCATCCCAGATTATCCTCATACTCCGCTTCCTATCTCCAGCTCTATCAGGAGACCGAGTTCCTCAGCAGTCGGCATCCGCGGATCAGTGGTTGCCGTCCCGTAGAGAATATCCTCGAGGGACGCGATGTCAGCCGGATCGTACTCCGCAGTGTTGATGATGAAGTGCGACGTCGGCTTGGGCCACACTCCATAGAGGGGCTCGGTGGTAATCGACCATGTGCGAGGCTTCACGTTGGGCTTCTCAGCAATGGTCTCGTTCACGAACTCCGGGCTCTTGGCGGTGACGTTGTAGACGATATGAATCTGGTAGGCCCCGTAAAGCCCTCTGACATCATCGCCTATGAGTGTCCGGTAGGAGAACCCGAACTTCTTCCTGATTTGATCACAGGCAAATAGCCCCGGAGCCAAATTCAGGATTCCGACACAGGGATCGAATGCCTTGGGGAAGGAAAATGCCTCGATCGTCGCCGAGTACTCCTCGAGGGAGACCAGGTTGATGATCTTGTCTCCGTCAAGATAGACCTCCTTGGAGGTCCCGCCGACAGGAGCTTCGGAGATCTTGGTAAGACCGTTCCAGACAATTCCGGGATCGGAACCGACATAGAGCATTCCACGGTCTATTCCGGTCTGGAAAGTCCGAGCGCCTACTGCATCCCATTCAGCTCTGGGCACGTCTCCTCCTATCCCTTAGATCCGGTCTTCTGACGACGTATCTTATTGAGCCTTCTCTGCTCTGCTACTGCGTCAGACTTGCTCATCTTCGTCGGCTTGGCGTTCTTGTAGTTGCAGACCTTGATGAGCGTCAGGAGCCTGCTGAGATGCCAGTACTGGCACTCGAACGGGATGTCGAGAGCAATCATCCAGTAGTAGATCAGCTCAGCCGTGACTATCTCCGGAGTTCCCTTTGGAGCATGTCTCTCGTTGAACCACGTAGCAGTCATCTCATCTTCGATGTAATCCCTGATTTGCGCGAAATCCTTGTCTCGAAGACGAGCAAGATCTTTGTCTGAGGGAATCTCTCCGGAAATCATGCACCGGATGTAGTCGATGGTCTGCTCCTGAGTCATCTTCTCTTTCCTCAGGAACGGGACTTTCCATTTAGACTCCCATTTTGACAGAGAGACCAGGGAGTGCTCCAGCTTCAACTCGAAAGATTCAGCGGTTGCGAATTCGCTGGTCTCTTCGTCGAATACCTCCGCCAGAGGCACGATAATCCGAAGCACTCCCTAGCCCTCCTTTCCTGGCCGGGTTCCTCCTTACGGTCCGCCTACCAGGTCGATGATCTCGTCGGGCGACGGCAGCTTGGGCGCGCCGGTGGCGCCGTAGAGGATGTCCTCGATCGACTTCATCTGGGCCGCGTCGAGCTTGGTCGAGTCGGCGACGATGAGGCTGGTTGGCGCCATGTCGGTGACGGGGACAGGAGTGCTGTTGATGTCCCACGAGAACGACAGGGCCTCCGGCGAGTCGTTGATCGTCGCGTAGGCCTTCTCCGAGGGAGAAGCGAGCAGGCCGTACACCATGTGGATCTTGTAGCCGAGCTCCTCGTCGACGTCGCTGCCGACCTTGGTGCGATACGAGATGCCGAACGTCGCCCGCGGCTGCTGGTTGATCTTGAGGCCTTCGGTCGGCTCGACGCTGCCGTCGCACTGGCCGAACTCGTCGGGATAAGTGAAGGCCTCGATCGTGCCGCCGAAGGTCTCCGCGGACAGCAGGTTGAGGTACTTGATGTTGTCCGCGTAGGCGGGGTTGGCCTCGGCGCCGGCAGGGGTCTCGGTGACGGTCGTCAGGCCGTTCCACGCGTAACCCTTGTCGTACTCCCCTGTTGCCTTGTTCAGGATGTAGAGGACCCCGTGATCGACACCGTGCTCGTAAAGACGCTCTCCGGTGCCATCCCACGTGATCGGCCCAGCTGGGGTCGTCATGCTCACTCCTCCTAGAAGTAAACGTCGTAGATATCGTGGTTCAGTTGATCCAGCGTGAAGTGCCGGACCAGGGTCGTCAGGGGAAGTTCGGCGACCCTATCTGGGATGAGGCTGTCGGGATCCCGGTCAATCACTGTGACTTGATACCGGAGCCGCCGGTGGTACGGCCGGTTATCGGCGAAGAGTACCGCCTGATAGTCCCGATTGTAGACGATAGCCGGATAACTCATCCTGACGTTCTCGGGGGGCTGGAAATATACATTCTCATTCCCCAAAAGCCCCTCAAGGAGCGACTGGAGCAGGAGCCGTTTCTCCATTCCACAGCCCTCCAATCGACAAGATGAGTCTTGGCCTCTGAACTTCCACGAAAGTGACCGTCCAGGGTGAGCCGCTCCAGCGGACATACCTCATCTTCGCGAAGTTTTCGTAGGCATAGACGTCCGCTACGATGCTGATCCTGTTCTGAGCGGTGACATCGGTGTTCAATGTCGCCGGGATCTGCGCAGAGTCCTCCAGGCGCCGGGCTAGCATGAGAACCTCACCGTAATAATTCTTCTCGGTGATTTCCTCTGTCCAGACGCCTGGAGCGGTCTCCTCGTCGTTCGCGTAGCCTACGGCTCCCTGGAACCGCATCTACGTCCTTTCTAGGAGGCGGGGCGCTGGAACGACCAGTCGCTGGAGCCGTTGTCGGCGAAGGCGTAGCCGCCGGCCGGCTTGGCGCGGACGTGCATGTACGCACCAGGCGCAAGCGCCGTCTGGGCACCGGCGGTCAGAGCCGACTCGGTGCCGGTGGTGTCGTCCACCTTCACGTAGGACACGTTGGCCATGGTCGGGATGGTCACGACGCCGGTCGTCTTGACGAACGTCGGCGCCGTCGGCGCACCGAGCATGGTGCTGGTCGTGTTGGTGACCACGATGGCTGCCTTGTACTTGGTGAGAGCGCCGGAGAGCCGGGTCTCGTACAGGTAGGTGAACTTGTTGTAGTCGATGTCGAAGTCATCGAAGAAGTTGACCTCGCCGCCGCGGTCCGTGCCCACCGAGTAGTCGGTGAGATTCACGATGATGCCGATCACCGTGTCCTTCATCTGCTCCAGGATGTCGACCGTGACGATCGAGCCGACACCCATCGCGTCGGCCAGGTCGGTGACCGAGGAATGCAGACGCCGGCCGAGCGTGTCCTTGGCGAGGAGCATCTTGGTGACCCAGGAACGCGCCGTGTAGAGCGTCGGGACGCCGGTGCCCTGGAACCACTGCATGCCGGCCATGATCCCGTCGACGATCTCCTCGGTCGAGGAGCTGGCGTCGGAGATGTTGATGTTCACCTTGGTGACGAACAGGTCGGCATCCGTGAGGATGGGGCGGATGTTGCCTTCCTTGATCTTGTCCGGGTCCGCCACGTCGCGGCCGTCGCCGACGAGGATGGCACGGGCGATCTCCTCATCCAGCATGACCCGCATCTCGCTCTTGAGCCAAGCGACGATGTCCATGTCCGTGATGTCCAGGATGTCATCCCGGTCGAGCTTCTGCTTCTTGTACACGGTCTGCGGGGTCGTAATGCGCTGCGTGAGGCCGAAGAACTCCTCGCGCTTCATGGCGCCCTTGACGTAACCCCTCGCCCGGGCCTCGTCCATGGTGATGTCCGCGAACTGGCTCTTGATGCGAGTGAACGGGACGTGATGGGTTCCGCCGAGCACGCCGGCGACCCACGCCTGCCGCCTCGAGATCCACTCGGGGGTGTTGTCGACGGACTGGGCGTCGGGGAACAGCAGATCGATGTTGTTGATGCCGTGCGCCAGGGCGTACTGCTCGACCGCGTCCTTGAGCGAGCCACCCTTCTGCGCCGCGCTGAAGATCCCCTGGAGATCGGAGTGCGTGAGCGTTGGCCCAGCCGCGGCGCCGCCGG